GGGCTGGTTCTGATCCGATACGACACGGGGCTTACCTGATGGCTGATCCCTCTTACATCGTTGACGGGGTTCTCACTGATCCTGAGGCGTGGGTCGCTGTGGCGTCCACGACGCTCACAACGGACACGGCGTATATCACGTTCACTTCAACCGATGACGGTCAGGTCGGTGACTTCTCGCAATACATGGATCTCGTTATGATTTGTTACGTCAGGTCGGGCGATAGCGGAGCCAATGAGCGTATCTGCTACCTGAGTATCAACGGTAGTTCATCAAATGCCGACTATGAGGTCCAACAACTCAAGGGTAATGGCACTACGGCGTCAGCAAATCTTGAAACTTCCCATGTGTTGTTCCCAGTCCTGATCGGTGACAACTCTACGGCCAACGCCTTCTGCGCTGCGATAGCGACCTTCTTCGATGTCAACAGCGGCAAGTTCAAGGCTTGGGTGGTTCAGTCCGCTAGTAACTATGCCACTGCTGGGGAAGTGTGCTTGTCGGCTGGGACATTCCTCAAGCAAGAACCTATTACATCCATAAAGGTCTGGCCCTCCTCGGGTGACTTGAAAGACAAGTCCCGCATCGACCTGTTCGGTGTTCTCCCAAGGATGGTTGCCTGATGGCTGTTATCGAAGCAATCAGCACAACGTATTTGGAGGCTGATGCTGCGTCGGTGACGTTCTCGTCCATCCCCGCCTCCTACGAGCATCTACAGGTGCGGGCGACGATCCGTTCAACGGACTCGGGGGCGGGTGGTTACAGCGGCAACGTGAAGTGCAGGTTGAACGGCCAGACAGGCACGATCTATACCACTGAGACGATGCAGGGTGGCGATTTCAACTATGCGGGGTCGGTGTCGGCTAGTTCGTGGGCAGGCGGCAGCGACGACTACATGAACATCGCCTACGGGCCGACCTCCTTACAGGATGCCGCTACCTACGGAAGTTTGATTATCGACATTCACGATTACGCCAACACGAACAAGAACACAACCCTCCTAACCCTCAGCGGTTACGGGTTGGGCGACGGTGACGGTGAGGGCATGAGCGTAAATCTGATTGCCTCCCTAGCGGATTACACCTCTGCGATAGACACGATCCTCCTCTTCGGTCACAACAACTTCGTGCGTGGTTCAGAGTTCACCCTCTACGGGATTACGGGGTAGATCATGGCTGTCTGGACCCACATCGCCCACGACTCTTTGAGCCTGCCCGCAGCGTCGGTTACTTGGTCGGGCATCTCAGCGTCGTATGACCATCTGTGTATCAAGATTTCGGGTCGGTCAGACGATGCGGCGTATTACGACTATTTAGGAATCCAGTTCAATGGTGACACGGGCACCAACTACTCCGACACCTACCTCTACTCGGGGGCAGCAACGCCGTATACGTCCAGATCGACAGGCGGTACCCATATCTCCCACGTCTACGGGATTACGGCAGCCAGCACCCTTGCTGACACATTCGGAGCCATGACGGTGTGGATACCGCACTACGCCAACTCAACGAACTTCAAGCAGGTTTTCGGGTCGGGTGTTGTTCCAAACGACTCAAACACCGACTACCAGTGGATTATGAGCGTGATGGCTGGGTTGTGGCAGGACACCGATGCTATCACAAGTGTTCTCGTTTACCCCGCTCAGGGGGGAGACGACTGGGTGGCCTACAGCACTTTCGACCTCTACGGAATAACAGGAGCATAACCATGCCAAGACAGAAGGTAGTCAACGGGGTCTACTACGACCTCACACCAGAAGAAGAAGCGGAAATGGACGCACAGGCTGAGGCTGCTGATCTGGACATGAACCACATCAGGGGTCAGCGTGACGGCCAGTTGCGTGCCTCCGACTGGACACAGTTGGGTGACGCAGCGTTGGGCGACCATACCGCTGAGGAATGGGCGACCCACAGGCAGGCCCTGAGGGATCTTCCGCAGACGTACGGTCGTGTGTCTGAGGTGGTGTGGCCGTTGGATCCGCCTGCGGCGGCTGCTGAGGCAGCCCGTCTGGCAGCATTAGAGGACTAAGCCATGTCCGATGTGGTCACCGACCTCAAACAGTTCAGCGTCAGCAGGGTAACGCTGGGGCTGATATTGAGCGTGGCGATGATCGCAGCGGTAATCACATGGAACTCGGCACGACTGGTGGCCCGCATCGACCAACTGGAAGCGGCAGTGGAGAGCATTGAGGAGAGCATGGACATGAACGGGTACGCCCGCAGTGTTCATGTTGACGAGTTGGCTGGGAAGATGGAGGAGTTGACCGATTCGGTCGCTTACTTGTTGGAGCGGGACCATGCCGACGGTTGAGTACAAGCCCACACATCGCTTCGTGGGACCAAACTCCCTATCTATTGAGTACGAACTTCGCAAAATCCAAGAAAAACTAAATGACCTGGAAGCACGGGTAACGGCCCTGGAGGCGTAGGAACAGCATGGGTATCAGACGAGCAGCATCAGAGTATGGGTCATCAATCAGCGACGAGCAGGTCACAGTGTCCACGGTTGCTATTGGGATCACGGCAGCATCGGGGGCTATCGCAGCCATGGTGACTAACGGTGCGGAACCGATCAGGGTCCGTTGGGGCACACCAACAGCCAGCGTGGGCCATTACCTGAATCCCTACAGTGTGTTGGACCTGTACCAGGATGATCTGGGCGACGTGAAGTTCATCCGCACTGGGGGATCGGACAGCACCATTGATGTCACCTACTTCGGCGCTTAGGAGCAAATATGCCTTCGAGAATAACTCAACGCATAGATCAGGTCCCCACTGGGGACATCACCGCTGTTACGACAGCTTCTCTTTCTGGGCTGGCTGGGGGCGGGACGAGTGGCGCTATTGCCCTTACTGTGGATGCGAGCAATCTGACAGCTCTTGGGGCGACGGTCGCTACGACCGATTATGTCGTGATTTACGACACGGATGGAAGTGCCACTAAGAAGGTTCTGGTGTCGAACATGCCAGGGCTCTGGGCGTAAGGAGAGCAGGTTCTGATGGCGACTATGGATCCAGGGCAGCGAGGTTTCGGCCGGCCGATGCGCCGGCAGGGGCCTGTCGACCGTTTCGACGAGGCGGTTGGTGAAGACCGCTCAGTCGACAGGAAACGTCTGCTGGCTTTACTCATGTCGATTCTCAGCGACGCCGGCCGTGGTGTGACCAACACGGTCCGCGGCGGACTTGGTCAGCAACTCCCGATGGGCGGTCGGCGCCAACCGATGGGTGGTGGACAACCACGTCAGCGACGCCCGATGGGTGGCGGACAGCCACGTCAGCGCCCGCCAATGGGCCGACCACCGATGGGTGGCGGACAGTCACCCGTGGTCAGAATGGAAGACCTCCTCCGCGCTTTGAACAGAAGAGGCGCAGGAGCACCCCAGGCAGACATGCCGGTCCCGCAGGCACGCAGGTAACCAATGGCAGTCAACTATGCGATGACGGGACGGGCTGAAGACCCGTACCCGACGCGTGCCAACACCATGTCCGCCACTTACGGCGGCCTTGGCGGTCAGGCATCACCATCGTTTGGTAACACTGCCACACCACAGTTCGGGACTAACACGTCAGGTCAGCGTTTCGCCGACTTGCAGTCGGCGCTCGGCAACATTGGTTATCAGCGCAGCGGCGTTCAACGTGAGAGGGCGAAAACCCTTGATGATTTGACACGCCAGTTTCAGCAGACCCGTCGGCCGATCCCAGGGCAGTTCAACCGCAGGGGGATGCTCGACTCGGGGCAGTACCAGCGTGCTGTGGGTCGCACTTACGAAGACGAGTTGCGGCGAGCTGGCCGTTACGAGCTGGGCGTTCAGGAGGCTTTGAACGCTTTGGCTGCCCAGCAGTGGGCAGCGGAGCGTCAGTACGCCAGCGGGCGCCTACAGGATGCTTTAAACGCCGCTCAGGCTAAGGCGACCTTGTCGGCGGCGATCCCTGAGGGGGCGTTTCCAGCGTTGAGTTCGACTCCGATGGCGGCTGCCGCGCCAGCGTTGGGCATTCCGACGTTGCCTGATGTTCCGCCGCCGATTATCGCACCCCCTGCTCCCGCTCCTGCTCCCGCTCCTGCTCCCGCTCCC